GCGGCACGTCCCCGAGATAAGCTTATTGGCTTATTTAAATGTGCCCCTCAACGGGGCACCCCAGCTGGTTAAACCAGTGGGCTCCAATCACGTTTAAGCCTAGCCTTACGTGATAAAGGCATGGACACAGCTCTGCCCTGTCCTTGTGCTTCTAAACGCACAAGCGACTCGAGTAATCGGTTCCAACCGACGTTCAGCTTATTATTAGGCCGAACAACTCGCCATATGGGTACACACCAGTTAGACGTAGAAGGATGCCAGAAGGCATTCGCCCACGCGTCGCTGGAGTACAATGAGAACTCACAGATGCCGCCAGAATCCACATTATTTGTAATGGGGAGACTGCGACCCTGTGCTTTCATCAATGCACGAATGTCACCATACAGAGAACAGGCGGCACCATGATAACCCGCTTTGCGTAAACGCATCGCGAGCGAGCATGAAGCCTCTAAGGCGTCCATCGATCGGATATCGAGCGTTGTCGTCCAGCGAAGCGGTGTGACATTGGTGCCATAATAGGCATCAACCCCACACGATTCGCGGAAATGACTATCAATGAAGGTTTTGTTTTCATTAATAACCAAGCCCATGTCCTCCAAACCCGCGCAAACTGATCGCGCGTATTTAGAGGGCACAATGATATCGTCACCGAATACAAACGCTGCTCCGGCCTTGTTAGACCGAAGACGTTGCATAACTGCCACGCATATCGACCAATAAACTAGGCTCTGTACAGGAAACGTAGTTGCGTTCCCCATAGGAGCGTAGCTCGGTAGATCTCTACTGTCCGGCACATCTACGATTTTCCCAGCAGCATTTGCTGTGAGAACTCGCTGACATGCTAGACGTGGAATATCTACTTTAGTGGCCCTACAACAATCGAAGTACTTGTACTTCTCTCCAAAGAGATAGGCAACAAGCCGCTTCGACAAACGGTCAGACGCGTCTTTCAGATCGATCGTCGCATAGCGACGACTCGCACTGGATGTTAACGCGATAGATCCGTTCACAGTCTGGTCATTAAACCGGACTCGGCCTCGCGGCCAGGGTCCCTGAGCAGACCTTGTTAGAGAGATTGCTCTCTCTAGCTCACAACGCAGACCCTGCTGAATCCATATGGCTTCAGCCGGGTGAACAGCAATCAACCTCGGACCACGACTATCCTTAGGGACAGCCGTGATACGACAGTTGATTTCATTCAACCATTCGGCCTCACTCATCTCTTCATGATGTGCCCTATCCTGGACACACATGAAGTCAGAGTAAGGATATATCGATTCAATCGATGGGTACCAAGCGAGCCACTTGTCTTTCGACGTAGTGACTGCACCTGGGCCATGTGCCGGTAAGATATCATCAAACTGGCACTTAAACAGAACCGATTGGCAATGCGCGCGAGCGCGATCCAAAACGATAGGATGGACTGAGTCCATTCGACTAGCGTTAGAATCGCACTGTAGAAGAACAGAGATATATTTCTCATAAGCTTCCATCAGTTGGTTGTTAGTAGGCGTGACTTTGGCTTTGTAGCTGAACAGGAGGAGCTGGCGCAGCCATCTCATGTGAATCGGGCTATTTACAGCCTTACACGCGAGACGACGGCACCATTCCGGCATGATCTCCGGGCAAGGTTTCCCTTGCTCGATAGACCGCAGGAACTGCTTCTCTAGCTTCGGCGCTTCTATAAAGCACCATGCATGGCCTTCATAAGATCCTCGTATTTCAGAGAATCCTGATGAGTCAGCTATGTCAGCTAGCAGGCTTATGTATGTATGTTCTATAACTTGCATATATATAGCGATCTATCAGCCTGCCCATTCAGGCATACGCGGGGCCGCAAGGCTGAGCGTATGCTTTACACGGAGGTATCACTACCTCCTCACACCTCAGTCTATGATGGGACGAGTTATTTCTCGCCAGCACAGACTGCTTCCAGTATCCCGGAAGCTGCCACTACTGCCCGATATGTCGTCAAGATAGTCGACATGTCGGTGGCAGTGGCCAGCTCGGGCATCGCGATGACCGTGTAAGCTGAAACGGTGTAAATCACACCGCCAGCCGTCACGTTCACGAGATCAACCCTAACCGTAGACCGGTTGCCACCAATTTTGGTAGCAGCATCGATATACGCTTGGGACTGTACTGTAAGGACGTCGGGGGTATTCACCCCACGAGTGATCGATTTGCGTTCACCCTTAGACTCATTGTCGAAGGTTTTCTTGAACACAATGGTGTTGTATGTTTGATCGGCATTCATGATAGATCTATGTTAACTAGCATTGGATACTTCGCGACGTGCGCAGGCAGTTCATTTTAAGAACTTCTGCGTAATCAAGGCTACCGAATCGGCAGCTTGATTCTTTCCGAAGCGACTCTGCCATTCCGGCCATAAGGACGGAGGTAGAGCAGGACGACGCTCGTAGTGACTAACCTCTATCGTTCCAATAGACCTATCAATAAACTTCTGTGGTGAAATACCCCAGGAGTCAGCCATACGAAATTCAAAATCGTATAGCAATTGATATGTCATCGAACGACTTGCGTAGACCACGTCATAAGGGAGAACCCCTAAGGCCTGGTCCACCGCATGTAATGCGGCTCGTACATCTAAGAACCAATCCACCACAAAAGACCATCTCATGGTCTCCCATGCTAGATCAGCTGGCGATGTAGCGAACGAGCTTAGGATAGCATCTGCTTTAGCCATAAAGGCTGAGTAGTATGCCATCTTAGGCCTTACACACATAACGTACCTAATCTCAGGAGGCAGACCAAACTTCGGGGTACTTGAATAGTGCCACGAAGGATAGTCGGGGTGCAACCCTGATTTGGCAAGGCAGGTAGGACTGATTCGCGATGATGAACTCACTCGCAAATCAGAACCATTTACCTTACGATCAATGTTGTTCCTAAGTTTCTGCATACCGTTGTACACATCACCCATATCGGCTATTAGGGGGTTAACCCCGTAGCGCGACATGAGCCATGTGCCACTAGCGGACTTCAGAACCTTCCGAATGGACCCCCAGTTTCGTTTTAACGACGCTAGGGTTTTCGCAGTTTTGCGAATTCCACTCCACATGGCCATTGTCTGTTCGGCCTCGACTAAGTCGAGAAGCCAATCAGAAACAGTGGCGTTAGCCTTCTGTAAACAATCCAGATAGAGTTTAGACTCTATTGCTGTATTGTAGTTGAACGTACAATCTGGGATGGCTTGTTTAAGGCCTTCCACATCTGGTATGTATTGATTATACATATCATCGAGTATCTGATCGAAGTACTGACGATGCAACAAAGGCATATAGCCAGAGGTGCCCGTCCGATACGTGATCATAGGGTCAGACTGGGATATCTCTCCATAACCGTAGTTTACTAGTGGATTGCTATTAAGCAAATACTGGTACTTCCGGTGACTGCAGTGATTAACCTTGTCATAACCTGACTCGTCGTCGATCCTCTCAGTCTTACGACAAAGAGGCCCGAGGGCGCTCGCCATTGCTGGCGGGCCCGGATGCTGGTATAGGAGATCATCGCCGCTCTGCGTGTGATATTTATAAATATCAGACGTTGAAGAGCCGCTATAATATCCTTCAGCAGAATATACTGTGCGTGTACGTGTTCTCATCAGAATAAG